TTAATCGTCCCCTAGTTCCGGGAAAATATCGTCAAACATTTTCTTTGCCTTTTCTTTAACATCTTCAACATCCTTATTTTTATTACTTATCATTAAATAAGTGCTGTGTTCAAAATCCCTATGATGGGTAAATGTTTCTAAGCCGAATAAACGTACGATTGCATCCCGATAAACCCTAAATCGTTTAGTGACGTTTTTTGCCTCAATATAATTAATATCTGTTTTAACAATATGCGCCCCTAAAAAACCAAAACTTGCACTTGGGTTTTCGTTATATATTGAAAGCATAATTCTAATACAGGTAGAAATAACTTTGGCACATTTTTGCTCATTAGTAAGTAGATTATACCTTAATGGGTTGCTTTTGTTCTTTTTTAGATAATATTTAATTATATAAATCTCATAAGAATACACCTCTACTTCGACAAGGTAATAATTACCTGATCTAAAGCTGTAAGTTATAATTTCCTTTAAATACTTTTTGTTGTGTGCCTTATCTACACCTACCTTGCAAAATCTGTAATAGGTTTCAAACACTTACGGAAGTAAATATTTGTATACAGACGGGCGAATAGAATTAACCTCTTCGATAGTTACCTTTACTAAATTTGATTTGGCAATCAGTGTTAACTTACCTCTTCTAACCGAGGTTTGATTTGACATAGCATATTTATCCCGGTATGGAGCTGTTGACCTGTTAAAATATCCCATTTGTCGCATTTTTTATATTTACTGTTTTTATCTATGACAATAAAAAGCAAGCAAAGTTTCGTCAAGTATCTCAATTTTTCCTCACAAATGTAAATTTAATTTACACTCTGTCAAAATATTATACATTTATACGGATAAAGTTACAAAAGGATTGATCGTTATCAGGAAGATTATTTTCTGCGTTTACCGATTTTTCGAATGACTGAAATTTTACCGTTTAATCACTTAATGAAAAACACTGCTAACAATCCCTCCTCCACTAAAAAATCCATAAATCTTAGCTCCAAGATAGATAGCTATTAGCAAACACAAGGCAATTATCCAGTAAAGACGGTGTATTGATTTTGTATTTTCATCCTGAAGGGCTTTCTGCAATTTTTCCTTATCCTGGCCATCATCCGCAATTTGAGTTGTCAATGCTATTACTTTGGCGGTGTTTGTTCTGATTTTTGTAAAAGTAGTTTTAATCGTATCTACTCCGCAGGGGTTATAAATTGCTTTAATACCACTTAATTGTACGGAAAGACTGTTTATAAAGTTATTTGCCTTGTTTAACTGTCCTTTTGTAAAGTTAAGCTGCCCTACCAGGTCAGTTATTTTGTATTGTTTTTGATCAACTATTTCCTTAGCCGAATCCAAAAGCATTTCAAGGTTAGTTAGCGCCGGCTTATAATTTACTTCTTTACCCCTGGCTGTATCACTCTTTACACTAATCGTGCTATCTGCTACAGGGAATTTATCACCACAATATTTGGCGGCCTCGTTGGGATACTTATCGAAAATTTGCCTGGCTTTAAAAACCTGCCTATCGACCGATGAACACCCTGTAATTATACAAACCACTAATAACAATAAATATTTCTTCATTTCATAAGTTTTAAATCTGTGTAATAAAATAAACCTGTCAAATCAGCGATCAATTTTTTGCTTCCTGATCTCCATAACCCTTAACCAAACAGTAAGCATAGCTACAATTAATCCCATCCAGATTCCCAGGCCGGCTACCCATTTTAACACCAAGTCGTCTGTAAACAATTTCTTTAATAAATATAAAACGCCGCTTGTTAAGCCTCCGGCAATACCTATCTCTGGTTTTTGATTTAAAATATTTATCATTTTTTTTGTTATTTTTTAGCTTTTACGACAGGAATAACCGGCTTTCTTCTTTTCGGCGCTGTACCAGTGTATCGCAAATTATTTTTTTGCCGGTTTGGGGGTCGGTGATTTTGTCCCAGGCCAAAAAATGACTGGCAGCTTCGGCGTAATTCTTTTCGTTTAGCTTTACTAATAATGTTGATCCTTTAAGCGCCCCAGCGCCTTCATTATAGCAAAATGACACCAATGCATCAAATTGATTCTGTGTAATTGGCGCTTTGACGTGTTCATTAACAGCTGATTCATATTGACCAAGCGTATTGCGGAACAGTGCATCAGCCTGTGTTTCGCTCGCGAGCTTATCACCAGGCTTTACAAATTTTCCGTCATGATAGCGGGTTGAGCCATAGCCTATGGTCCAAACCCCGGCAACATCCCGATAGGCTTCAAGCCGCAGGCCTTCGAAGTTTTTAATTATTTTAAATCCGTTTTCACTTAGTTCCATATTTTTGTTTTTAGAAGTTTTGATTTGTTAGTAAAAGTTTACTGGTTTGTTAGCTTCACTCCGCCCTCGCCCCCGATAGCTATCAGCGGGAGGGTTAAGAGTTTCGAGTGTTCGAAACTCTTAAAAAGCAGTGGGTGAGTGCGATTTCTTCCTTGGGGAAGGTGGAGGTAGGGGTTTAGCGAACTTTTTTGGCTGGTTGATCCGATGTTAATTCCTGCTGGAAAAACGGCGAAACCCCTCCCTGCCATTGCACTCATCCCGGCAGCAACCCTCCCCGAGGAGGGAATTTAACTGCAATTTCATGTTTCGAACACTTAAGGTTAAAGGTTAAGAACTTTAGGCTTTTTGTTTTCACCTTTGGCCTATAATACAGGTGTAACAGTTTGGGCAGGTGTAAAGAAATTTTTGCCCAGGTAGGATAATCCGGATGCGAAGGCGACACCGGAAATTGTTTTCCAGTTAAAAGTTAATGAGCCGGCCTGGACACTTGTTTCGACGGCTGCGATAACAGCTCCGCCAACGGCAACTAAAAGTCCTTTTCCTAAATCCTTAAAGTCTAAAGTGAATAATGGTGAAGTTTTCATGAATTTGTTTTTATATGGTTATTGTCAATGTTAAACTGTTATTTGTTTCATGGAGTAGTTAATTTTTTGTTTATTTGACCCATGTCAAAAGATAAAATTGTTAGTATTCAATATCTTAGAGGATTAGCCGCTTTAGGTGTTGTTTGTTGTCATTATGGCTTATTTTAAAAAACTATGGGTTAGTTAATGAAAATCCATTTGAATTTAAAGTAGCTGGCGATGTAAGTGTATAAGTCCCTTTTACAGATACATTACCCAATAATCGCTTAGCACCCGAACCATTCAGTATAAGATTTTGATATCCTGGGGTTGCATCTGATGGCATAGTTATATCCTGATTTCCCGATGCGCCATATATAAAAGTATTTGCTACTTGATTACAATAAAGCTTACCTGTTTGCATAGGTTGTTGAGCATTTAGATAAGTCATTGCTCCTTTATTTATAAAAATGGAATTTGCATTATCTCCGTTTAAAGTACCTGACATGCCCTGATTACTTCCAACTCCGACTGTACCTTCTAAAAAGGCAACTGAAATAGCACCGCTTATCAACATGTTAGCAGCCCATAAACCGCCATTATTTATACCGAAATCAATATTTTGATTATTAGTTGTAAACGTAAACGTCCCAGCACCTGTATATGTAAAATTACAGTGGGTCGTTAATCCCCCTCTAAATTCAATGTTAGGATTTCCAATTCTTAAGTCTACTCCTGTAGTTGAGTCAGCACCATTCGCAAAATAGGCTAATCCTATAAATAGAATATTACAAAACGCGTTTGCTTTAAAACTACCTTGATTTGTGAATTGACCCATCACTGTTAGATTATATCCGTTACACTCATAGACACATGCAGTGACGCTTCCATTAACTATAAGTGTTTTATTTATAATTGTATTTCCACTTTGGCTTTTTATACCGGTTCCATCAATAATTAAATTTGCATATGTTGTAAAAGGCAATGTGCTGTTACCCGTAAACATGTACCCAATTGTTGATGCAGAAGTATACATGTAATTAAATACGCCAGTTGTCATAGGCAACATGTTGATATTTAAATACAATGTGCCGCTATTATTAAAGGTAGAGCCAGCAACCGTGCCGTTAAGTGTATTGTTTAACTGAAAAGAAGAGCCTCCTGTTAATGTTACAGTAATTCCGCCTTGTATGGTAGTGGGGCCAGCCCAATTTCCGCTCAAATAAGCAGAAGAAGTGATTGTCTGATTGTTGGTTGTAAAGGATATATTACCCGTGCCTGTTTTTAATAAAAACGTAGAAATATTTACGCCGCCTCTAAATTCTATATTGGGGTTTCCGCCGCTTAAATCAATATTGCCCTCAAAGTCTACTGACCCAACAAATAATAAATTTCCAGCGCCTGATTTATAGAATGTGCAAAGGGCATGAAACCCTAAAGTTGAAGCACCGTTTACTGTTAAATTATATACTCCACAATCATAATTACTCTGTTGGTTAAACGTCCCAGCTATAATTAAATTAGACGTTTGCAATTTTAAGCCGGTACCTTGCGTTGTTAAGCTCCCATAAGCCAGAGACATTACGCTTTGTGTGTAAGCAGTACTATTATAAATCATATAGCTGCTTGTGGATGCACTATAATTAACTATTGTATTATTGTACCCATTTAAAATTAAGTTAGTATTTGAGGCTGTTTGATCAACTGTCCCTGTAATTTGAATGTCGCCATTTACTGTTAAAGAAATTGATGCAGCTATCGATAAATAACCGTTCCCATAAAGATTGTTAATAGTCGCATTAATATCTAATGAGACATTATTATTTATCCATATATTATCTCCAGCCTGGGGCCAAAGCGTATTCTTTTTATCCAAAGCATTACTTACCCATGTATTAGGATCACTCCACGCGCCATCCTTAACGGAAAACCAGGTGTTAACCTTTCTGAATAAAAATATATTAGTTTGACCTACAGTTACTGCTATCATTTTTTTAGCTTTTAGTCATTGGGAATTAGCCGTTAGCTTTTTTTGATTACTTATTTTCAACTCTTATTTAGTTAACAGCCAATAGCTATCAGCTAATAGCTATCCTTAGAAACTTCTTAATTTTGCCGTTACCCAAACGTCTGCTGTTAAAGCTGCTTTATTCCTTACATAAACAGAAATACCGCTTTCTAAAGTTATAAGCCTGTTACCGGCTAAATCCAGATCGAATAATAGTGGCATTAGCGCGGCCAATGATGCAAGTAAAACCGCGCCTGTATTTCCTGCATTTGCCGGAACTGTTATTTGCGCCCTGTTATTTTGAACAGTCGAATTTGAACCTGTTGCGCAAATTATAATATCAAAATTTACTGCCGCTGTACCTAAATTTCTAAATAGTAAATCCAACAATACGCTTGCATTTGTTGCTCCTGTACAGATTAAGGTATCCGTGTTTATTGCAAGCCCCGATGCGAGCTGAACCGATGGGTAAGTTCCTGTAAGTGTGGCAAATGCCAATTGATTTGATGAAGTATTCATTACATTACTGATTGATAAAAGTTAAAGGATAATTTTGTAGTACCGCTTATTCCTTGCGGTCCTGCTGGGCCAGTCGGGCCAGTAGCTCCGCTTGCTCCTGTCAGGCCGGTAGCGCCAGTAGCTCCCGTTGGGCCAACCGCACCGGTTGCTCCCGTGGCACCTGTCGTCCCAGCAACACCGTTTGTTCCCGTGGGGCCTGTGGCTCCCGTAACGCCCGCTGTACCTGTGGGGCCAGTTGGGCCAACTAATGACGCAAAAAAAACTGCTTGCGAACCTGTGTTTCCGGCGTCAAGCCATAGCTGGTAAGCTGATTCACCATTAGCTCCGGCAACACCGGCAGCGCCAGTTGCCCCGGTTGAACCTGCCGGACCTGTAGCACCTGCCGAACCTGTTGGACCTGCTGCTCCTGTGGGGCCTGCCGGGCCAGTTGGGCCAGTAGCCCCGTCATTGCCAACTAATGAAACGCCAGCAGGCCATACTCCTGAAGCTTTAGGACCGAACAATACGGAAGTAGAAGTATTTATATAAAAATCGCCGTTTACTCCATTGGCACTATTTGACGGGTTAGCACTTCCGAATAAAACTGTGTTGCCATTTGATCCATTTGTACCGTTGACACCTACAGTACCTTGTGGTCCCTGGGGACCTGTAGCCATTGAGAATACCTGTGCCCATGTCCCTGATAATTTACTGTAAAATATTCCTGTCAGGGTATTGATGTAACTGTCAGAATTTTTCCCTGTTGACGATCCTGGTAAGCCGGCACCATAAAGCAAAGTACCATCGGCGGCATTGGCAGCCGGAAGAGTGTAAGCAATTATCCATGTACCGGATACTTTTTGAGCAAACGATCCCGCTGCAGTGTTTACAAATACATCGCCATTATTGCCAATTGTGTTTTGAGGTAAAGTGTTACCAAAAGAAATGTTAGCGCCTGTTATAAGATAAGTTTGCAGGAACTGCAACAATAGCGTAAAAGTATATTGATAATCGGTTCCGCTATCAACAAGTACAGAAATATCCGATCCGTTTATGGAGGATGCTATGGGTAATTCGCTTATTTTTTTATCAGTTGGCATTGGATTATTGGATTATTTTGTCTGAACCAGGATTAAACAGATTTATAAGATTTTCAGGATTTGAGTCTTGTTAACCTTTATCGAATCGTGTAAAACAATTAATTCATAAATTCATTAAGGGGTAAAAAATCATCCAATCCAGACTGGCTAAACCCAGAAGGATAATTGAAATCGTTTTTATCAATGCCTCTGATGCGCGGGCCTGCTTGCCGGCTGCTTTTGTTTTTGCCGTTATAATGCCATAACGGGAAATCATCTTTGTTATCCCAAAGAAATTTCTCTACTTCGTTTGCATGTGCGTTGGCAACGCTGCGTTGTTGCTGAACTAATTTTACTATGTCTTTTGGGGCCACCGGATCGCCATTATCGTGATGCTTTACTACGGGGCCTGTAGCTGTATAATGCACGGCATCGGCTTCAATGAAACGCGCAAAAGTAAAATATACCAGTGTTGGTAACAGTCCTTCGTATAAAACTATATGACCGTAACGGTCCAGATATTCACTACCGTTTAACAAATCTATATATGGCTGCGGGGCAGTACTTTTTACGGTGCCGTCATCATTAAAATTCTGTATAAAATCATAATACAACGCATGGCCTAAAAATGGTTTCAAATCTAAATCCTGCGCTTTTTTTATAAACACGTTTAAACGCCCGGGCTTTACGTTAACAGAAATATCTTCGTAATTCTGAAACGTTGTTTGATTTATTAAATATATCTGAGTCATGCTGAAATCGGTTTTGGCGGCATAATAGATGCCTGTTGTGTAATTTTATCGTCATCCGGAACCATACTTTGAGCTTCATCCGGCTTGAAGCCATATGCTGAAATAAGGATTTGAATTTTATTTATTTGCGGGATCCCCATTATCAATAACTGGTTAATGTTTGCCCCTGCTGATTTGCCTATTACATCATCAGCAACTGCATCAGGTATGTCCATAATGTTCCAGTTGCCCGATGGATTTATCCTGGTATAGAAATTATCAAATATTTCAGCAAAAGCTTCTGAAAGTTCCAGGCGGTCAGGTGCAGTATTGTTATTAAATTCCCTTATTGCTTCCTTTTTTTCTCCGCCGTTGCTTAATCCCGATGAGCCATCAGAATTGATCAGTTCTTTAGGAATTGAAAAACCTTTTATGATGCGCGCTTCAACTGATTTTTCAGTTGTTTCAAAAAGTTTATCATTATTTTGAATGGAATAAGGTTGAAATTCAGGTTTTGAGGTTTCGTCCTCGTATTCAATAACAATAATTTTTTGGGCACTTTTTGCTCCCTGGAATGCGCCTAAATCTTTTTCTAATTGAGATGGAGTGTTGGCATACGCATTTTTACTATCGTCCGCCGGTGAATTGTCTGCCTCCTCGCGCCTTGATTGCATAAAAAGCATCGTTGAAGGTAAGAAGCCCGTCGTTACCTCCCTATTGTTGAATATTTTGATTCCGGCTTCAGTTTCAAAATCCTCCCATACAGAATCGGCTTCAATTAAAGGATAATCATCTACTTCAGGATTGAAATAATACAGTTGGCCTTTATAGTTTTCCCATCCGCCTGCTGCAAACACCTGGCTTTCAATTACCTGTTCATCAGGATCATATTTATCCAGGAAAATAATTTTGCTCCGCGTGATATTTTTCCAGGTTTTACGGCCCCAATCAGCGTAGATAGCATATTTATCCATAGTATCAGGGCAATCTGTGTCACCCATACGGATATCCTCAAATTTTACATAGTTTACTGATGCTATTTTAAAATTGGCATTGTAATTTATATGGATACCAAAGCCGGTAAATAATGCTTTATCAGTTGCTACGGCTTTTAACAATTTTGCCAGGGTTAAGCCTTTGGCATTGATAATTTGTTTGCCCAGGGTCGGCTCTTCAAAACCATTGCCCGAAATAAATTTCGCCCTTTTATTCCAGCAATCTTTAGCGGTAGGCGAAGCAGCCACCAGTTCGAGCATACGCTGCGGATAAGCATTGTCCAGATCATAATTAAGTATTCCAAATGTTTGATTCGGCCTTACTAAAATTCTTCGCTCAATTTGCGGCAGGTAGGTCTTCATTTGATTTTTGAATTATTGTCCCGCATGTGCGGGATTGAGTTATTGATTTAGCAGGCTATCATCTTGTGATGATTGATCATCAGATATAGTTTCAACAGTGGTCGGTTCTATTATATTCGAACATTCTAATACCTGAAATTTTTGATAATTTTCAAACAATGATGTTATATGCGGGTATCTTTCCAGGTACCATTCCGCTTCTTCATCACTTAAATTATCGTTTTCATGAACCGCGTGCGATCCGGGTGCAAACTGATGTTTACCTGGTTTTAGGATGTACTTTTTTGTCATGGTTTTATTTTTTTGACCATAGTTCATAAGCCCCTCTAAATCTCCCCCGGTTGGGGAGACTTTAACTTCGATATGTGGGCATCATTTAAATTCAAAAGTTTCAGAGGGGAATATTGGGCTTTATGGCGCTAACAATGCTTCAATGGCCGCAATTGTACTGGCATAGGTGGCGGTTCCGCTTGTTGGGGCAATTGATATGGCACGTGGTGGGTACGGTTCCCTCAATTTATCGGGATTGGTGAGTTTTAATTTGTAACCCCCGTCCAGTGTTTCATCAGCTGCGCTGCGTTCGGCATCAGTGAGGATTAAGCCATTTACTGCACCAAATAACTCTATTGCGGAATCGCTGGAGTTATAGTTATTTACCGCAATGGCACAAACACGGCCATATCCCATTGCCATCAGCTGTGTTTTAATATCCACTGACAGGCCTGCTACGTTAAAGTCGATCTCTTCTGTATAACGGGGGCCAACAGAAGTTTTAGCCAACTTTGACGAAGTGTTAAAACTATTGTTGGTACCTTCAAACTTATAGATGTTAACGGTACCCACGGCTGTTAAGCCGGTAACAATGAGCGGGTTGGTAGTGCTGTAGGTAAGTGTAAAGTCATCCTGGTTAAAAATGTAGATCACATCTTCTATGCCGGCTGTGACCGGGGAGCTGGTTGCCAAACTGAACCCTGCATTTATTTTATTGTAAATTGACATGTTGTTTTAATTATTGAATTAGTGATTGAGTGAATTATTGAATTAGTGATTTACTGAATTAGTGATTTGGGGAATTGACTGGAATCGATGTTTAGTAATTTTGTGAAAAGGCTGGAAATTATTCTTTGGATTTCCTGATTCACTAAATCACTAATTCAACAATTCACTAATTAATCTACGCGCTCAAGTAAAATATCTCGTTAGCAAATTTGTAGTTCACTGCGGCTTTCATGCGGGCTTTCATCCTTACCACGTTATCATTTGTATAAGGCTTAAGGTAAACAGTCGATAGTTCGGAAGCATCACCTAACAAATCGACACCTAAAAACAGGTTTGAGGAGCGAGCACCTAAAACAGTATTAGCTTGCCAGTGATTCATGATTTGTAATGGTATACCCAGGTAATCCATTTTTTTCATGTCGGTAAAGGCGTTAATAACGTTGAGCGCTTTGTTTGCCTGTGCCTGTGCAAATGCATAGCCTACATGTAAAGGAACCTGCAGGTTAAAATCATCCTGGATACGGTCGGCAGGATCAAGCTGGGCATATACGCTACCTAATACTTGTAATACATTGCTTACGTTAATATAGCTTATAGTAGCTGCGGTCGAAGTACTTGTAAAAGTTGCCGCCAGGCGGCTGTTTATTTCATTATAGTTGCGCACCAGTTTAAAAGTAGTGGCGCTTGCTATTTGAATAAAGTATGATTGCCCTTGTAAAGAAATACCTGTAGTACTGTTGGTGGTATCCTTGCTGGTGCCCGTTAGGTTAGTAAGGGTTACCACGTCACCGTCTGATAATGTCGATGTATCGGACACGGTTACTATGCCGGTAGCATCGATTGCTGTTGCAGCCATGGAAGTAGCCGGTTTTCCCAAACTAACTTTGTAAACTCCTGATGCTGCAGCTATAGTAGGCAGCAAGCCGGGAAACGAAGCTGTAAAAGTAGCTTCTTTAGTTGATCCCTTTCCTAGCCAATACAAACGCTCATTGGCAATCTGTATTTTGGTAAGATACCGTTGCACCATAAAATCCGACAGGTCAACAACACCTTCGTAGTCCATAAAGGCCCCTGGTTTAAGACTTTGTGCTTCCCATGACTGGATAAGCTTATCCCATTGTTCCTGTTTCATAAATTCGTACACTACAGGGTCCAGGTAACTTTCATTTTGTAAAGCTGTTGTACCCTGGTCGTTAAATATGCCTGATGGATCTTGTAACACAACGTTGTCGTCAACATCAAGTATCACCTTGCGTGCTTTTACGTCGTTAATAACAGTTAACAATCCGCGCTTTACGGAATCAGCTTCCAAAAGCGTACTTGCCATAAACCCTGCCAGCGCCTCGCCGGCATAGGTGTTGTTTGTAAATGTAAATTGAGCCATGTTTAATTTTAAGTTGATTGGTTTATTAAGTTAGATTATGTTGATTGAGTTAAATTGACAGGATGGATTATAACTACTCACCTAATCAACCGATCTCTTAATCAACTATTTAGCTACCGCTTTTCTTACCGCATTTTGAGCGAGAGTGGTTTGCGGAGCGAAGAAAGGAACAGGTTCGGATTTTGCTTTATTGCTGCGTTTGGAGCCCTCAGGAGTAAAGTCTGACCGGATTTCGTTTTTTACTTCTTCGCGTGTTTTTTTAAGGCGGGTATTTGCGGCTTCAAGAGCATCTTTTGCCTCATTTAACAGAGCGTTCTGAGCGTGAAGCTTTGCTTTAATCTGGCTTATTCTGTTTTGAACGTTCAAAGGTTTTTTAGTGCTTTTAAACTTGTCTGTAGTGTCACTGTCATCATCATCTTCCGTCTCGGGGTCGGCATCAGGGTCAGTTTCCAATGGCACAATCTTTTGTACCTGGCCGCCTTTTACTGCAACCTTACTTCCATCAGGTGTGGTATACGTGTCTGCCGGTGCCGGGCTGCTCATGTCTTCGTCCTGGTAAACTTCGGTGCCTTCATCCAGTTCGCCGGCGTGATGCAAAGTACCTTTGTCTGTAATGGTTTGTTTGTTTACTACCTTCTTAAAGAAGTTCATAATCTTATCTAAAACAGATGTTGTTTTTTCGATAAGTTCTTTGTTTTCAATGTTCATGTTGCTGTTTTTGGTTAAGATTTTGTTTATATACCGTTGATAAAACACCGGCGCTATACTTACATATTTTTTAATGATAGTACTGTTTGATATTTCGGTGTTATAATCTTCTACCTGGTCAATAAAGCCAAGTTCAAGCGCCTGGTCGGCAGATAACCAGGTGACGGAGTCGATCAAACTATTAACTGTAACTCCGTCCAACCCGGTTTTGTCAATGTATATCTGCGCCAGGCGCGATTGAACTATGTTTAACAGTTGCACATCTTTTAAAAGCTCATCAGCATTACCGCCAGAGCCTACCATCGGCTTATGGATCATTATCAGCGCGTATTTGCTCATCACCACCGTTTTACCACCCATGGCTACTATAGATGCTGCGGACGCTGCCAGGGCATCAATGTAAGTTGTTACAGTTCCTGAATATTTTTTCAGAAGATCATAAATGGCAATGGCATCAAATGCACTGCCGCCTACCGAACTGATATGAACATCTACATCCTGTCCTGCTGCGGCTTCCAATTCCAATTGAACGTATGATGATGACAAACTGCCCGAGCCTATGCAATCGGTATCGGTATCATAGAGATATATTTTGTAATTCATTTGCTTTGGATATGAGATGTTAGATTTGAGTATTGAGATTGTTTAGGTCTGAAGATTGGTTTAATCAAATATCGGGACAATCTTTTGATCAGATGGTGACAGCGTTTTGTCAGTAATGATTATTATGCTGATTGGCATAATTCAAAGGTCAGGATTATATTTTACTTGGATGGTGACAATATTTTGTCAGTTTCGGAAAAACTATTCAACGCCCGCCATATGGTACGTTCATCTTTCATAAATTTAACCTCAGCTTCTAATACTGCCTGATTCTTTTTAATGCATCTTGTTTGAATTTGAGCGTTTACCCAAAGATAAATTTCACGGTATAAAAATACTTTGTCGGTAATAAACCCTGCTTTATACATTGCGGAGAATATACCATCATCAAAAAGGGTATTTGCAAGTTTGATATTCATTATATTATGATTTCACTGATGATTTTATGATTTCACCGATTAAAATAAATTCGAAATTGGACTTTCGAAATCCGATATTATTTAAAAGACGCGGATTACCTAAAGATTCACCCTATTAATAGTTTGCGCCAAAATATTTTGCTGATTATTCACATCTTTAACATCCACATAAACCGGCGGGAAATTGTTGATCATTTGGTATGCAATAGTATTGGCAAGATTTTTCTGATCGGTTACCGGTTGATTATAATACCGGTTTGCATCACCACCATCTGTAAATATACCCCCTACTGCGTAACCACGCCCGGGATTGGTTACAGAGAAATCACGACCGCCAAAGCCTACGTTTATAGCGCTTACCAGGTTACGTGCCCAAGGCACCTGCATGGCTTCGGAAACTACAATACCCTCACCGGAACGCAAATAGGCATTGGTATTGTCAGTCTTGCTATAGCCGGACAATAAGCCGCCGCGGCCGTCTGATGAAAAATGTAATCCGCCCCTTGCATAGGCAGGTGGTTTCTGGGTTGCTATTTTGGCCACCTGTGCTGCCGTTTCGGCAATTACTACTCCTATTTCTACCGGGGCAAGTACGCCGCTTTGTGCTGTCACCTTTGTTACTGCGATGGCGCCATTTATAATTGCCTGGGCTATTGATGCCTCCTGTTCTTCTTTAAATGCCTTTGCTTTTATCTGACCTTCCTGCTGCCTGTATTTTTGTTCAATAGCCAGTTTCTGTGCCGAAGTTAAGCTGCTGTTACCAAGTTCGGCAGCCTTGTCTTTTTCCAGCGCGGCGATTTTAGCATTGCTTTGCTGTTTAATGCTGCTGGTAAGTACGTTAAGCGCATCGGTCGCCATTTTACCTGCCGATTGCTTGGTATAATCTTCAACCTGTTGCAATGCTGTTTTTTTTATCTCAACCGTTTTATCGGCGGTACTTTGTTCACTGACTATTTGAATATTCTTTACTTCTTCTTCTTTTGATTTTACATCGGTATCCGAAATCGTGCTACCACCCGACTGACCTGTTGGAAGTTCTTCACCTCTTTGCGTCGATTTATTCTCGTCCGCATAGGTTGTTTTTACCTGTTTTGACACTTGTTTATGATAACCAATTAACCTATCAGTAGATTCTTTTACTTGCTTTTCATGTTTTTCTACATGTTTCCCCGCTTGTTCATATCCTTTTTTATATGCAGCAACCATTTGATTGACCGTATCTTGCGCACCTTTTTTGACAGCGTTGAATGCTGTCCCTGCTTTATCTGTTGCATTCGTTATACCGGTAAAAGCCTGGATAGCTCCATTACTGACTTTTTTAAAATCAAGATGGATAATCCCATCCAATATAATACTGATAGCTTTAAAGCGATTAATAAGATTTTCTTCTATCGCTTGTCCTAATGCTTTCAGGGTATCAATGGGATGCGAAAAAGCTTTAATAATTGTTTCTGTAAATAAATTAAAAAACTCCTGTACTTCATTTACAACTACACCAATTGCAGAAATAGCTCCTTTTAATACTTTGCTGCCTTCAGATGTTTTAATAAAATAGTTAAACATCATTTGCAGTATTTGGAGTAAAAATTCGAAACCATCAGTCTTTATAGCTTCACCAACCCCATTAAAACCATCCCTAACGAGAGACAGGCCAGTTTTCATTACATTAAAGCCTTCAGATGCTTCTTTTAAGCTTGGACCAAATAAACCTGAAACATTCTTTATCTCATCAAAGGAGGTTTTTAGGTGATCCAGTGTGACCTTGTGCGCATCAAAGACCGTTTTGTTGCCATTTACAATAGCTGTCTGTTCACCAAAGACATTATTTACTGCATTGATATTTCCTTCTAATTGTTTAGAACCAGCTGTTCCTTTTACAATACTCTCCGCATAATCGTCCAATGCACTTTTACCTTCGCCGGTGCTGCCTTTTTGTTGCTTTACAGACTGACCTAATGAATTTATCTGTCCGCTTAGTTCCTTTATTTTAATGGAACTGTCGCTTGCAGCTTTTGCATTCTTTTGATGCTGCGCAGTTAACGATGACAGCGAACCCTCAGCGGTTTTACCTGATGCGCCCAACGAATTGATGGCCGCGGTATTCGCAGTTACCTGGGCATTTACATCCTGCAATCGTTTTTGGAAGGTCTCCAATTTCGAGGAAACACTTTCAAACGCTGCCGAATTTTGCTGACCAGCAGCGCTCAATTCTTTTTGCTTTGCCAGGAGGCTGTCAATATTTTTATTTAGGTCAGTTATATTTTGTGTGAGCTTTTCAGCCTCTAACTCAACTTCAATTGTTATCTTTTTGTTAATATCGTCTGACATGGTTTAGTTTAATTTATGAATAATATTCCAATTGGCATAATAAATGTTAAAAAAAAGCCCATTATGGACTTTTTTCGCCGCTAAAAATCAGATTTTTCTTTTGCCTTCTCAGCAGCCTGAGCTTCCGCATAAAGTGTATCATTCTGATATAAAACTATAATATCTAATTTACTGGTAATCGATGCCTGAATCGAGTTGGTGCCGGATTGCCAATCGGTAAACAAATCGGCGTAACCTTGTTCTATTGCAAGCGTTTCATGACCATCGCCATTCTTGAATGGTGATTTAAATTCACTCGTCGGTGTCCCTGATCCATAAATTCCATTGATATCACTAACCAGGCCGTCGTAATATTCAATTGTTTTTGGATCCTCTTCAGCTTTGAAAGCAAATACTGCAGAATAGGCTTTATCCTTTATAAATTTAACAACAAAATCAACAGCCAGCCGGTGGCCCAATTTTACATTGTCAAAGTCTAAATGATCAACCCCAGAATTATCTTTATTTAGCATAGCTCCTTTCGCCTTCATAGCGGCGATTACAACCGCCTTAGTGCTTCCAAATTTAATACCCAAAAAACCTTCAATAGGCTTTAATGTTTGTGAAATTCCTAAAAAAGGAATTAATAATAGTGTGATAAGTAAGGTCTTTTTCATGATTTGCTAATTTTTTTGGTAAATTTAATAAAGGCTAATATATAAAACAAATTTAATTACGGGTATTTTAATTAAATGTAATTTCCTAACCAAAAGGAGAATATTAAAATGCTTTCATTATCCCAGCTTCACCAATTCTACTTTTGTAGGCTGCCCTTTGCGCCATGCATCTATTTTATTGATGTAATAATATGCACTGTCCTGTTGTATATAAACAGGCATGAGCAGGTCAAGCTCAAGTATATCCCTGGGTGTAAGTAAAATGTACCGCACCACCTTTTTTGTTTGAGTCAGTATTTTCTCCAGTTCAGGATAGTACTTTTTCCGCAAATCATCAAACAACAAACTTGCTTCGCCATAACCTGGTTCAGGTTCTGGTGCATATGGCTTATAGAAGTAAGGTATACTTATTATGTCATTAACATAACGGTTATTACCGAAACCGTCAGTAAATGTAATAGTTTTACTTAAAGCTTCTATATTCAGTTTTTGATCTATCAGTATGCGCGGCGCAACACTTATGCTAAAATTACTGTTGCTACTGGTGCTGTCAATCATAGCAATCTGGGCTACCGTACCACCATAATATGGGCGATTTAAACTAGGCCCAAAAGGGCTTTCGAATAATGTGGCATTTGCGGGCAAAGTTTGATCAGGTATTCTTATCTGCGACCATCCGAATTTTAAGGGTAATATATTTTCATCGGTCTGGTATTGCATATAATTTACCTGGGCATAATTGCCTAACTGGAAGGCGACCTGCTTGCCCTGGTTAAGGCATTTAGATGTCCAGTCATTTGCTACAGGAATATTATTTACGATAGCACGAAATGAATTAAAGGATATGGTTTTAGTTGTATTGTCCGTTTGACAAATAATGCCAAAGCGCTGCATGGTATCTTTTAGTAAGTCCTTTTCACTTAAATCAGGAAAAATACGCTCGCATTGAACTGTTTGTCCAAATAACACCAGCTGATTTTCTGATTTTATAGTTAATTCTGAGCCCTGTGCCATTGCGAAATTTGACTGGGAATAACCATTAAATCTATATGCTATCCTTATTTTTCCGTTAGCTGGTAACTCCGTTTTAAATGAGAGAACTGTTTTTGGTGTTATGGTATAACCATGCCTGTAGGGCCCCATCCGTATTAAGGTAGGATTATCCGACAAATAAAAATTAGATTTAGTTAACTGAACGTCTCCGTTTACCGGATCAGTGTATATTATTATGATATCAACATTTGCTGCAAAGCTCCCATTATAATTACCATAAAAATAAAAGGACGGGATGGTTAACGTTATTGTAACACTGTTTATTTCGTTTGTTGTATAAATACCAGTTGAAGGATTATAAAAGCCGCTAACATTTGATATAACATAAGGGAATATTATTGTGCCACCAGGCTCTGAAAGATTGTTGTAAGTGACGTTTAACGATTGTGTCAATGATACATCGCACCCCTTATTATCAATTTGATTTTGATAATCAGTACCGTGCTCAAAACTCCCGTTCGAAAACTGGGCTATCATTAAAGGATAAAGCGGATCGCCAAGCAATGATCCTGTAGCTTTGTAGCCTGACGATTGTAACAACAGGTCAATAGCTGTTTTTATAAAAAAACCGGGGCGCAGGTTATGCACGTCAATTGAAGCTGTAAAATCGTCAGTCATAAAACCATAGTCAATTACAGGATATATCCATCCATCGGTTTTGGTTTGTGAATTCGCAGCATTATCTAAATCCCACACATGATCATAAGGCTGCCAAACCAAGTTTTGGCCATAATTGCTCCATTGACTGGTACTATCACCCATATCATACAGTGTGCCATCAATAGCGTCAAAAAAATCTACGTTACCTGATAGAATGGTAATATTTGCCGTATCCTGATCAATCCCGTTTAATTCGCCGATACCGTAAGGGATTATCTCGAGGCCATCCTGGATAATCTTCGCCTGGTATTGTTGATAAGGCAGGTTGGTGGTAAAGGCTATATCATCCGGAAAGCCAAGGATTTGCCGGTTGCGCTGTGTTAAAGGCAATTTAAATTGGTTTGATGTATTTCCCTGCTGGTTTTTCACTTCGGCCAAATCATTGATCTGGAAAGTAAGTGCAATAGGGCTATCATTGCTGAGATCGACTAACTGATCATTTAAGTATAGTTGGAGTTGGTCCATAATTTTAAGTATCACGTATTTAGTATCGAGTATTTAGTATTTAAAGTTCATTGCGGCTTTCTTGCGCCCTGATACTTAGTACTTGATACTATATTAATTACTGCGTTTGTATATTGATTGAAGGCAGGTTAAATGTTACACTAAAAGGCGCCTGGCTATTTAGCGTTTCATACTCTGCAAAGGTGGCTGTGTTTAGCACAATGGTTTGCCATTTAACCGGGTTTTTGTTCACCAGCATTTGAACTTTCGGTGAGTATTTTATAGACTGCAATCCTTTAATATCGTTAACAGAAAGGTCTTCAGCCATAACCTTTATCTTTTGTCCTGCGCTTTTTCCTATTACTTCTTCAATACTATCCTGATTTTCCCAATCAAATACATAATTTTTAATGATCACTGCGTTTTGAACATCTAAAGACACTTCCTGGTTATAAACAAAACGATAGTAATTCCAGCTTCCGCTTAAGCCTATCCAGCGCAGGTAAACGGATTGTTCATCTATTGCATTATCAAGCCTTACAGTTTGAGTTTGTGTAACATTATACGTAGTCCCCCCGTTGTCATATTTAAGTGATAAGGTAAAATAATACACATCTGTATCGAAGCTTGTATTTATAAGCAGCCGGTTTAAGCCAAGCTGTGCAGGTATAGATACATTTACCGAAGTTTGACTGGCAATAATTAATTTACTACCATCCTGGTTTAGCAGCCACGAGCCATCATCATTTAAAAGGTAGCTGGTTTGGAGCCCACCATCTAACGGATTTCGGTTAATGTCTAAGAGTGTGAGCACGTAATACAATTGAAGTCCAATCAGGTAATCACTGTAGATAAAACCAATATCAAAAGGATACCCGTTCGAGAATGCTGGTTCAGCAAAATCTGTTATCCACGCGGCTAACTGACTGTTATTAGCTAACGTGCGGAATGGAACATAAGCAGCCAGGTTCCCGCCATAACGTTCACCTAATTGTTTTGCTGCGTATAATACATAATATGGGTTTGTAATTGGTATATAAGTTAATGTTTGATTGCCGATTAATTTGCCGTCCCAATATTCCGCATAGGCAACCTGGTAGCTGGCACTCAGGTTAGTGTCCCTGAAGTTTATCTGTGTATAATTACTAACATCCTTCGCGTACAGCAAACTCTGCAGAAAGTTGGAAATATCTGCCTTCACTAATCCGGAATTATCCGGTCTGTTTGTTGATGTAATTGTATTTTGACTGCCGCTAACCGGGTCCTGATAGGTTATTTGCGTTCGTACCTGGTAATAAGGACGCAATAAGTTGATATTAATAAAGCCTGTTGAAGTTGAGATGTAAGGAGTGTTTAAAATCAAAACTCCTGTGGCTGGCACTGAAACTACCTGAAATACGCCAATGTATACATCGGCATTAATGTATACATAAACTGCATTATTATTTGTTAATACAATATTTAAAAGGGCAGCATTTGTTATAGCCTGGTTGTTAGCAATAATTGCATTTGCTATAGATGCTGTGTCACAATTAACTGATACTGCTGCATTCCCGGTCAATGTATCTAAATTAACTGCTGTTACTTCAAAGTCTTTGCGCTGATAAGTAAAAACAACAGGGTTAAAGGCAGAATTCCACCTGGAGACGTTGCCGCCGGTTAAATTTACTGAAGGATCGGAAATCAGTAAATTACTTAAAACGGGTATGGTTATACTTGAAGTATTAGTACAACCATTGGCATCGGTTATGTAAACTATTTTTACCCCTCCGGTTAAACCAGTAAATGTTGATGTAGATTGAAAAGTCACATTATCAAGGCTGTACATAATTGGCTGGTTGCTTGATACAGCATTTACTGTGATTTGTGCATTTGCAGCGCCTGGCGCCGACTCAGGATTATCTACATTAATATAGTTGATAGTCAGATCACATACATTTACCGGCGGGGCAGGATTAGGTACAGTGCCTACGTTGTCTATTTGAAATTTTGTAAAGAAAGGATGCAACGGATCCTGATCACTAAGCAAACCGCTATATATTGTAGTGGCTTGCCCGGGAATTGTTACTTCGTCATCAGAAACTACACCGTTAATATTTTGCGTATAACTTATAATAATATTATTTCCATTGATTAGTTGGCCTGTAGCAGCATCAAAAAGTGAAATAACCACAACCCCGTTTATCTGAGTTCCGGTTACGCTGGTATTTTCAGGACTTATTTTAGCGATTATCATTTTGGTTGATTAAGTTGGATTTGATTAAATCGTTGATTATTTAAATTTTGGACTGATCAGGTTAGATTTAAGTTAACCAATCAACCTGATCATCTCTTCACTTATAGAATCGGCAATGATATCCATGACAGGATTTAGCCTTAGGTTGATGTTGTCTTCTCCCAACGGCTCAGTGAGAATGCCCGCTGTGCCTTTATAACCCTTTTTATCTATTGACTTTTTAATTGCCCACGCAGCTTTATCAGGAATTCCTTTAGCCTGGCACCATTGCTGTATTCGCTGAATCATTGGCGGATCTCCAGCTACCGCGTCTTTATTCGTTGGTCCCCTTCCTGTCTCTAAAACCAGCATGTAACCAGGGAGTTGGAGTTGTAATTTGCCATCATTATTTAAAATAATGATTTGTGTGGCAGTTTGTCCAGTTGCATATTTACCATTGGCCTGCAATGAGTTAATTATATCTGTTTTTAGTGATTCTAAAAATTGAGTAAGTTGATCATCATACATGGTTGATTGCTTATTCGATGGTTATAAATCATAATTCTCATTGTTAATAACTTTGAAAATACATAGTGGCTAAACTGATAGTCAGATTAACACCACAGGTATTAACGTCAAACTTATTGTAGACAGGAAGACATTTCGCCTGCTCACCGGCTTTAATCCGGAAATAACGGCCTTCACCTTCACGATATGTGGATGCTTTAACAATAAATTCATTTGCCATGGATAAAGCCTGGTTTACGTAAGTCTCATTTTCAGCGGTATATTGATCGAATTCCGTTTTTAAAAGAAATTCAAGGTAAATTGAAAAAGTATTGTCTACTGAGCCGTTTACCTGCGGCGATACATTAATTGGTTGCAATGGGTACATAAATACACATGGAAATGATGCATCGTCAGCCAATAGATTAAGCTCGTTTATAGTGCCATAAACAAAGGTTGGTGCACTATTTAAAGTTTGAATTATGGCTTCAATTTGATTACGTATAGGCATTTGATTTATGATTTTAGATTTACGAATTACGATTTAGAATATTTGTTTGATGAGAAAAATAGTTTGTGTTTTTATAAAGTCTTTTGCCGGGACTTGAATATGAATTGTGCTGATTTTGATTCCGATATTACTTTTTAAAACATTTATAAAATTGTAAATCAATTCGTTTGCAAAAGTTCGCCATACCGCTTTTGATACTCCGCCTCTGTCTTATTAAGCAAAAGTTTGGTCAATACACGTTCGTACGGCATATTTAATATTTCACCCCATTTTGTGATATCCCCACCGGCAAGGGAATTGATGGTATTTATATATTTAAATTTTTCGAACGATTTAATCCCGGCCTTTTTTTCCAGGAGCGATGGAAACGATACCAAAAGTTTATTTTCTGTCTCGATAAGGCCGGATAACAAGTAAAAAAATGTTTGGCTATGGGCAGCGCCTCCGTTACCCTAAGTTTTTTTACTTCGTTATTAAATTCTTCGGCCTCATATTCATTGTACCTTTTATTGGTAATCCTGCAAAAAAAGTAATGTGCCAGCACCTGACAACAAGCCTTTAATGATGGATTAAAATTCTGTTTCCAATCATTTTCGCCGTATTGTTTTATGTGTTCATTTATCTCGTCGGCTATAATATCCCTGGCTGCCATGAATGCCCCGGCTGGTTCCACCGATAAATTACGAATAACGTTTACTGTCGTACGCTGTTTACCTGAATAAAAATTCACCTTTGCGGGGATAGCGTCACTATTATAAAGATTTTTAATTTGGTACGATAACGATAAGACATATTCTTCAAATACAGCAAAATCACTTATATTACTTACATTTTTCAACTCTCCAAAAGATATACCCGATAGAATGCTGATAGCTTCAAGGTCATTGAGGTTAGGTTTTTCCTGCATTTCCATCATCTGACCCAATGTGACCTCATTTAAGGAGTTTGGTATTTTTATCCGTAACTTACCTTTAGTGGTTTTTAGTGTTTTTTCTATCATACTTTAATTTGATTTCAATGATTATCAAAAGATTAACAGGTGTTTATAAATGCATTCTTATAATAACAGCATATCCATGGAATTTACGGGTTTAACATTTTTATATGGAAGCCTGCTTACCGGAGCTTTTAGATTATTGATTTTTAATTTATTTATGCAACATATCGTAAAGGATCTACCAAATGGTTATTCACATCAATAGGTTCATTTATAACTTTTCCCGACTGGTCGGTTTTCCATTTATAGCGCCCTAATTCGTTACGCAGGTTAACACTTTGTCGGGTAACATTTATTTTATAGCGTTTAAGTATGTCTATTGAATTTTTTACACTGTCTGCTCCTTTTTTCGCGCCAATAATATTCCAGCCAAGCCGCCGCAATTCTTCAATCGATTTTGGTTCGGCGCTATCAGCTATAATTTCAGTGCCTTTGTTTATTCCTGCATTTGTTAATTTGACAGCTATATCCGGATTAGTTAGTCTTTTTTCATAAAGTACTTCATCAACCCACAATTCACCATTCTGACGGTACACTAATATGACTCCGGTTTCATCGTTAGCAAAGCCAAAATCCAGTCCTCCGGCTAATAATTTTGCATCCTCGGGAATTTTTTCACAAATATGCCAATTATTAAAAACAAGGCCGGTAATTTTTCCGGTTAGGCCGCGTGCATAAACACGCCAGAGCTCTGTATCTACCTTTTTTAATGCTTCTATTTTAAACCTGGTTTGTTCTTCTAAAAAAGGGTTGTGTCTATGATCAGATATTATAAGTTGAACATTTGGTTTTCCCATCAATTTTTCATGCACCCAGAAGGCGCAATTAGGGTTAAAATCAATAAAAATTTTTCTCTTTGTCCGTAATTCCAGTTCAATAAAAATAGGCCATTCAACCCCATTTGCCTCATTTACAAATAAGTAATCTCTCTTCCCGGATTTTGCATCCTGTGCGTTGTCGTAACTTTTAAACTCGATAATTGAGCCGTTATGGAATTCAAATATCCGGTCTGTCTTGTTAAAGCTCTTAACCGAAGCCTGTATGGCCTCAGAAGAAGAATAAATGCTTACTGCATCTCGTAATGCTCCCGCTTTTAGGTTAGGTATATCCTGTCCAACCACTGTAATTATTTGTTTTTCAGTTTCGCATGCAAGGCTAAATAATACCTGTTCAATAGCATAAGTCTTACCAGAACTGGTACCTCCCTGATTTACGACAATATGCGCGGTGCTGTAATAATTTTGCCTAAAAAGAACGGAACCTTCAAATTTCTGCAAATCAATCATTTAGTTCTCCTTTTTCCTGCTGTTTATTAAAATCATTTGTTTTAATTAACAGTTACCTAAATTATAAAACTACTTCCTTTTCATTGTTTGCAGGTTTTGGACCTGTTTCTATGATTTCAATTTTTAATGTTTTGAAAGCAGTTTTACCTGTTAGTTTGTTTTCGGTTTTATCGTTCCATCCCATATTTTTGAGTGCAAAAATTGCTCCTGAAGGTGATGACAGATGCAACTTTTTTTCGTAAACATCCTCTATACGCAAACGGCCCCGTTTAAGAAAGCTTGCAAACCGCCCATTCTCTTCATATTTTTCAAATGCCTTTTTGCTGTGAAAACCAAGAAAAATTGCAAGCCCGGTCAGAGTTGGGGGTTCAGGTTCACGGATCCATATTTTTTGTTTTGAATTAGGAAGTTTAGACTCGGTTAAGGACTTGCCATTTAAATCAAATACACCTTCTATATAATTAAAATAATCATCAATGCGGCTCATCAATTCATTTGAAGTGGTAAAAGAATATTTCCGCATTTTTTATTTATGATTAAAATGCCGATTGGCATAATACAGATGTAAAGGTACGCATCTTTATTGTTAAATGCAAATATTTTTAGTATTTAACTGTTTTGGTCTGAATGACGAAAGCTATATTATCTAATAAAAATATCTTAAAAAATTCAGGACCTATTTTATCAGTTTATTTGTCATTAGATATAATTGTTTTTATTAAATTTAAAGTGTTAAAAGCAAAAAAGTATATTATAATCATTGAAATTAGTGGAAAGACATAATAAAGTTAAATTATGTTAAAACGTTGATTAAATTTCTATTTAAGGCAACTATTGTTATCGTAAATTCGTTAATTGTTAGTAGATTTAATTAATAATTTAAATATGAATAAAACGAGGTTTACTATTCTGTTAATTTCCTTTTTTATGATTCTTTTTGTCATGATTTCATCATGCCAAAAAGATCCTGTGGAAAAGGATACTAATCCGGAAAAAACAAACCTTAATGCAGATAGCGCTAATGTAAGTTCTATTGTAAACGCTCCAGGTAACTATCTTGCTGCAACCGGTATCCTCACAATTAAAATTAAAGATTCGATCTATATTTTTGATGCAAGTAAAGATTCCATTGCCTTTGTTAATGTACATATTGATGAGAATAATCAATATTTTGGTATTACCGCCATTAATAAAGAACACACAATGAGCTTTGGCATCAGTTCAGCCGGTTCTGTAAACAATAATATTAGTAGCGGCATAGCCGGAAGTCAGCTTTTGTTAAACCAGGATGAAAATAAAGCTGGCTTGCAATATTCTTTAAGCAGGTATGCGGGTCAAAAAGATTTTGGGACTATTAACATTATTCAATACAACCAGCAAAATGAACTTGCTAAAGGTACCTTCTTTACTTTCCTTGCGAAAGATGATAAAGCTAATTCCCCCTTCTACAAAGTTGAAGGCAGTTTTGACCTTCAGTTAAAATAGTAGATATTCAATTCGAAAAATAACACTTGTTAAGCTTTTAAATCTCTTAACCATCAGTCAAATATCCGGGTTAATATTAGTAATTGCTGCGTAATAATACGTTCACAGAAAATGTTTGTAGAACTAAGAATGGAAAAATGTCCTGTTTTTGCTTACATTTACATAAATTTAAAAACATTGATGAAAGTATTTATTGCAGGGCTCCCATTAGAAGTGGATGAGGCTGAACTAACGGCTGTTTTTGGTGATTTTGGGCCGGTAAAGTCGCTCAGAATTATTAAAGACCGTGAAACAAAAGAGAGTAAGGGTTTTGGTTTTGTTGAAATGGTGAATGATAACGAGGCAAAAGAGGCAATCAGGTGCATGAACGGTGCGAGTTACTATGGTCGCAGAATAACAGTGAACATAGCAGAAGACAAAGGCCCTGGTTTCAACGCCAGCAGTAAAGGCAGTTTCCGACGAAATTAATTGCAATAATAATTTTTTTATCAAAAGCTCTCCGATAGGCCAGAGAGCTTTTTATTTTTGCAGTTGTAAATTAAAACATTCCTCATCTAAACAATTTTCATTAAGTTACGTATATCATACCTGTTAAAATTATTAATCGATTAAAATTATGGCAAAAAAATTTAAATTAGGAGACGTAGTTGTAATGGCAGCCGATGGCCCTAAAATGGTTGTTGAAAGCTATTTATTAAACGAAAATATACCAGGACAATTCATCGAAAGCGAAGATTTTGTGAACGTTGTTTATTTTACCAGCGTTGGTTTTAAGCGTGATACTTTTCACCAGAACATCTTGTTGTTTGCTTAATAGATTTAAACCTTAAAACCATTTAAATAGTATCCTTTATTTCGGAGTGGTCATATATTTTTTGCTGTAGATCAATACTACTTGCATTATAGTGTTTTATAATTATTAGCATCAAAGAAATAATTGATGCCATAAAAATTATCACAAGCCAGTTTTTTAAGTGTTTCATTTGCATAAGATTTGATTTAGTTAATATTGATTAGTATTTAGTTAATATTGATTTAACAAGTGTGATTCAAAGAGAAGAAACGACTTTAAAAAGAGTTATCTTTTTAACATTCCATTTTCTTTGGTTTTTTATTTAAATAACGTTATATGATTGTTATGCCATTTGGCATATGTAAATTATAATTTACCAGGGCTCAATCCCTATTGCTTCAGTTTCCACTAGCTCGGTAAGCAATAATCTTAATACGGCCTCACGGGCCCATTGTTGTTCTGTAGTTGATGCATCATCCCGGTACCAATTAATAGGGTCATTTATTTCAATACGTGTTTTGTAAATAAAGTTCTTTGTGGGATGCATTTTGGCACCCTCGTAACTGTTCAGGTTTTCAGTTTTTATAACTTTTGCAAGTTGTTTTGCAGGTATATCAATCTTCAGGCATTCATCAAGGGAATTTTTAAAATCCTGTTTATCCTCGAGCCACATTGTTAAAATGTCTTCATCAATTTCATGTTCAGCAATCGTAATACGGCTATAATCGTAATCTACAGAGATTACGAGCCACCATAATTTGTCTTTTAATTTTTTAGGAATCTTTATCATTTTCGTTGGTCGGTTTGTCCATTGCAGAGAGACAATGGTGGTTGTTTATAATTGAATTTATTAATTTATATGTGCGATAGCAATTGGCCTGGATCAAATATTATCTAAACCCCGGCATCCAGTCTGGAATATATCTCTGTATAGAGGCAATTTCGTGACTATATTTATCACAGATAGTTTGATAGGCCAGATAGCGAAGCATTATTTCATTGTCGTTTTGCTCATCCTGATCATCGTTTGACGAATGTAAATTTGCAGCAATTGTATTAATGGCTGAATAGGCAAGGTGCATAAGTTTATATATTGATTATTTAAGGTTAATTATATTTCTTTATCAAGGTTTTCTTATTTCAAAAACAGCGACTATTTATTAAATAAATTTTCTTTATATTCTGTAACATTCATATTTGTTTTTAACAATAATTGCATTACCTTAGTATAAAAGAACACGACAAATATAAAGAAATATCTTTAATATAATCAAGAAATTATTTATTTTTTATTTACTTACTATGGATGGCCTATCAAAACCTCCAAAAATCAAAACTATCCGGCCGGAAACGCTGGAATTTATTATATTATATAACCAGCTTAAGGGTAAAGCATTTAGCGGCAATGCACAATTGGCCGAGGCTTTGGGTTTTAATTCGCCTAGTTCTATCACCGAAATCATCAAAAGCCGGCAAAATATTGATCCAGAAAAATTAAAGATTTTTAAAGAAAAATATGACGATTTCTTAATTGGCAAAAAAAATACAGTAAATTCTGAAAATATGACGGTTTCCCGGCTATCGGAAGGCATTCCAATGTATGAAATTACGGCAACTGCCACTGGGGTTGAGGTTTATAATGACATTAATGATAAAGAACCTGTTGGACGTATGAATTTTCCTGGTATTGAGGATTGTGATTTCGCGCTGCCAGTTTGGGGACACTCTATGTATCCTTACCTGGAGAACGGCTGCTGGGTGGCATTGAAGATTATTCATGATAAAAAAATACTTCCCGGTGAGGTTTATTACATTGAATGGGGTGAATACCGAATGTATAAGAGGTTGCTGGCTGGTGATAATGATGATGAAGTAATTGCCCATTCGGATAACTCTACAGAAATGATAGGTACACGTCTTAAATATGCACCTTTTGTAGTTAAGATTGCAGATATTAAGAAACTTTGCCTGGTAAAGGATATCCATAAGAAACATAACCATTGA